TAGGATTTTTTAATAACTTAACTGCTTCTTCTAAAGATTCATATTCATGGCTATCGCCATTAAATGTTGCAGGTTTTTCCTTATTGATAACATCTGTAATTTTAAATGTATTAGCACCAATATGATCACAAAGCACTGTTGTATCAGCGAATATTTTAAATCCTCTAATCTTTGCTTTTCTACAAAAATCTACATCTTCTGATACTGTATTTTTATGATCTAAAGCTGAATGGTAAACATATTGAGGATAACCTATAGTTTTAAAAACTTCCGATTTAATTAGAACACAGCCCATACCAGCTGCTTCTATTTCTAAGAAAGGAACGTTTTTAATATTTTCATAAGGTATATTTGAACAACCACCAAATTGGTTCTTCTCATATATTTCTATAACATGTCTATCGTGGTGTCTTTGTCTATATAAACCCGATACCATATCTACATTATGACTTAAAAGTTTTTTAAGAGTATCTGGTGCAAATACAATATCACTATCTACAGAAAACAAATAGTCGTAATGAGTTGCCCAATGAGCGATAAGATTTCTTATTTGATCTACTTGATAACCATAAAAAAATTGAAATTGGGTTTTATAGCCCTCAGGAACTTCAAGATTATATATTGCTCTCATTGTTTCTGGTTCAATATATTTGTTTGTAGGTATTCCTATTAATATTGTTTTCATTGTGTTAATATCCTATTTGCATTTTTAGTTTGTTCTGTTGAATTTACTTTATAATCATTTAATGAACTCATATCATTATAATTATAAAATATATCTTGTACTACTTTAATTTTGTTTGGATCTGCTTTTTCTATTACTGTATAGAATATAGAACCATCACCACCTGCTTTGTACCAATTTCCTTTTTCATCTTTAAAATTTCCATCATTTACATTATGCAATAGATATGCTTTAAATGTTCTTAAATGAGTATAAGGCATATTCCAATTAAATTTATATTGTCTATATTTCTTTTCTTTTTTAGTTTCTTGTAAATAATTTTGAGATATCAAAGGTATTTTATCTACCATTGAATAACATGAACCATAAGTAAATTCAGTTGTACCATCATAAAGATTATTGTAAAAATGAAATATTTGATTGTCGTTTACTAGAGAATCGTCTCCGTCTAAGAACATTACAATATTGTCCATTTGAGAATATTTAATTATAGCTTCTATTTGATTTCTCACTGCACCTTTATTTTCTGTATTTTTAATTACGATTACTTTATCACTTTCATATCTTTTAGCAATATCATAAGTATTGTCTGTAGAACAATCATCAATAACAATCATTAAGTAATTATCATAATCTTGTGTAATAACAGACTTAATACATGTTTCAATATATTGACTGGCATTATATGCAGGTGTAACTATAATCATTTTTTGTTGAGTGTTTCTAGGTATATAATTTTCTTCATAATTTTCAAATCTTCTACCAAACACAGTTTTAACTCTTGCATTAATATAACTTACTTGTTTATATTCTTCTTTTGAAAGGTATGCACCTAATTTTTTATAGATATGTTGTTTCCATTGTAATGCAACAGAATCCCAACCTACAATATCTTTTATAATATTACAAGCATACATTTTTTGTTGATGTAGATATCTATCAACATTTGCTCTTAAAACCATATTTACAAATTTATCTTCTTGTTGCTTTTTGTCGATAAATCTAAAAAGACTATTTGGTTCAATTGCATAATCCATTAAATAACAGGCCTGTTCAACGGCCGTTTCTTCTAATGCACCAAAACGAGTTGTAATTAAAGGAGTATTGTAAGCAATAGATTCCAACGTTGAAATACCAAATGTTTCAGGAAATGCACCAGGAAATAACATGAAACTTGCTTTGGCCATTAATTCTGCTATTTCTGATTGTTTAATAATACCAGTAAACTCTACATCTAGTTTTTTATATTTTTCATCAGCAACCAATTCTCTCCATTTTTTTTCTTGTTCATCGGGAGCAGCATTTTCTCTAAATCTATAATATCCACCAATTACTTTTAATTTAGCTTGAGGTATATTTTGTTTAATTCTTTCCCACATATTCTCAACCAGAGGCAACATGCCTTTTGTAACAGAAGCATTGTAAACATATAGATAAGGATCTTTTTTTCTTATATCTACTTCGTTTTTATAATATATAATACCGTTACGTGTCATAAAAACTTTTTTCTTTAATACTTCAAAGTTTCTTTTTCTTCCATGATCACAATTTGTAACATAAGACGTATGAAAATCTGAAAGTGTAAATATTTCATCTAAATCACCATGTACCAGCATATCTTCTAATATATGATCACCATACATTGAAAATGTATCGTGCATCCACATGGCTTTTAATTTAGCATTAGCTTTTATTTTAGAATATCTTTGAGGTTTAAAACGTTCAAATTGACTATATAACTGTTCGGGTACAAAAGGTATTACTGTTCTGGAAGATATAACAACATCAAAATTAAAATCATTTTTATAGTCTAATATTGTATGATCAATATATTGAACATTATCAAATATTCCTTCTTTAGATTCTTTATCTATGCAGTTATTAAATACTGTTACTTTGAAATTCTTTTTAGCTAGTTCTTTTGCAAGTAAAATAACGGCTGATTCTGATCCACCTAGACCTCTTTTATTTAAGGTATCACCATCATAGGTCAATCCAATAATGTCAATAATCGCTATAGAAATCATTTTAAAAAAATTGTTATAAAGTTATAATTATTTATAAATATACTATAACATAATGTAACTGTATTGTCAATCAAATAGAATTAAATGTAAATTATAGATGGCCATAATAAAAGGACCCACACAACAAGTAAAAGTAACACTTCCTTCAAGAGCTAGTGGATCAATAGGTTACACAGGATCACAAGGTTATACAGGATCTGGTGGAACTGGAAATGGTTACACAGGTTCACAAGGATATTCAGGTAGTTTAGGTTACACAGGTTCACAAGGACAAATAGGTTATACAGGATCTGGTGGAACTGGAAACGGCTATACAGGTTCTCAAGGTTCAACAGGATTTACAGGAAGTTTAGGTTACACAGGATCGGCTGGAGTTGGTTATACAGGATCAAAAGGTACTGATGGAACAATTGGTAGAGACGGGTACACAGGTTCTTTAGGATTTACCGGTTCAGCAGGAGTTGGTTACACAGGCTCCACAGGCACTGGTTACACAGGTTCACAAGGTACTATTGGTTATACTGGATCAGCAGGCGCTGCTAATACAGGAAATATTACATTTAACACAAATACAATTTCAGCAACTTCAGGAAATATTATACTTGATCCTCCAGGAGCAGGAGTTGTAGATGTTAATACAAGTAGAATTATAAACGTAACAGATCCTTCTTCTGATCAAGATGCTGCTACAAAAGCGTATGTTGATTCTCAGGTGTCTGCTGTTGGTGATGGTTACACAGGTTCACAAGGTATAGTTGGTTACACAGGATCAAAAGGCGATCAAGGAAATTTAGGATACACAGGATCGGCTTCAACAGTTGCTGGTTATACAGGATCAGCCGGTGCTGGTTATACAGGTTCACAAGGAAATTTAGGTTATACTGGATCAATAGGTACTCCAGGTTCAACAGGTTATTCTGGGTCAGTTGGTTACACAGGTTCAAAAGGCCAATTACAAATCACAACTTCAACAACTCCTCCAGGAAGTCCTGATTACGGAGATATTTGGATTGATTCTGCTACAGGTATACAATATTTTTATATTACTGATGGAGATTCAAATCAGTGGGTTGAAGATTCAAATGTGGGTGTAAGAGGGCCTATAGGTTTTACAGGTTCACAAGGAGAATCAGGAATAGCAAATTTAGGAAGAAAATTTAGTTGGTCTGCTCCAGCTGATGGAACACCTACAACAGGTGGAACAACAACAGGTACAATAGCAGGTTCTAATGCGTCTTTTTCTAGTACTTCAATTGGTGTTCAATTCACACAAGGCGCAACTCAAAATGGTAGAGTTGTTTGGAATTTAACGGATATAGATTTTACTAGAGATTTAAGTGTAGATATTTCTTTTTATCAATCTGGTGCTGACGGCATTTCTTTTGGTATAGGAGGTACAAATGCTTTTTCAAATTCTCAACCTTATACAGTTACTAATAATAGTTTATCGTTTTGGTATAAAACAAATACAAACAAAACACAATTTTATAAAAATGGTACAGCCAATGGAAGTGAAACTGATTATATAGCTGGATTGACTTATGAAGATTCTTGGGTTTCATTAAAATTAGTATTAAGGACAATTTCATCTACTCGATATGCTTTTGTATATCATCAAGGTGTTTTAATAAATTCATTAGATATTACGTCTTGGTCGCCTACAGGAAAATATATATTTGTAGGAGCTTGGTCAGGTGCAGCTGTAGGATCGCATGCTGTTAATGCTGTTTCTATTGATTATATTTAATTAAAAAAAATAATTACATGAAAGAAAAAACTTTTATAAATAATACTAAGAATAACAAATTAATTAGAGAGAATTAATGGTAGCTATAAATTTCCCTTCAACAGGTTTAACGCCAAACGTAACTACATACACATTAGGTAATCGTACTTGGTTATGGAATGGATATGCTTGGCAATTACAAACAACTGTAGCAGGTTACACTGGTTCACAAGGTGATATCGGTTACACTGGTTCTCAAGGAACAACAGGTTTTGTTGGTTCAAAAGGTGATTTAGGATATACAGGTTCACAAGGTATTCAAGGAAATCAAGGTAACGTTGGTTACGTAGGTTCACAAGGTATTCAAGGAAATCAAGGTAACTTAGGTTACACAGGTTCACAAGGTGATATCGGTTATACAGGTTCATTAGGTTATACTGGTTCACAAGGTATTCAAGGTAACGTTGGTTACGTAGGATCTAAAGGTGATATAGGATATTCTGGTTCACAAGGTATTCAAGGAGATTTAGGTTATACAGGATCAAAAGGCGATCAAGGTATTCAAGGTTATTCTGGTTCACAAGGTATTCAAGGAGATTTAGGTTACACAGGATCAAAAGGTGATATAGGATATTCAGGTTCAAAAGGTGATTTAGGTTACACAGGATCAAAAGGAGATACAGGACTTGGATTTAATATTGCAAAAATTTATGCTTCAGTTGCAGCTTTAACAGCAGACACTTCGCCAACAGGAATTGTTGCTGGAGAATTTGCTATCATTAACACAAATGATGTTGAGAATGCTGAAGATGGAAGATTATATTTATGGACAGGATCAGCTTACTCTTATGTTTCAGATTTATCAGGTGCTGCCGGCATACAAGGTCCTCAAGGTAATGATGGTTACGTAGGTTCTCAAGGAAATTTAGGTTACACAGGTTCTAAAGGTGATATCGGTTATTCTGGCTCAAGAGGTTACACAGGTAGCCAAGGTATTCAAGGAGATTTTGGTTACACAGGATCACAAGGTGTAATTGGTTATTCTGGTTCACAAGGTGTAATTGGATTTACAGGATCAAAAGGTGATCAAGGAAATTTAGGTTACGCAGGTTCACAAGGTATTCAAGGTGTTATAGGTTACACAGGATCACAAGGTGTAATTGGATTTACAGGTTCACAAGGTGATCAAGGTATTCAAGGAAATTTAGGTTACACAGGATCAAAAGGTGATCAAGGAAATTTAGGTTACACAGGATCTAAAGGCGATATAGGATATTCTGGTTCGCAAGGTATTCAAGGAGATTTAGGTTACACAGGATCAAAAGGTGATCAAGGAAATCAAGGTAACGTAGGTTACACAGGTTCACAAGGTATTCAAGGCGTAATTGGTTACACAGGATCAAAAGGCGATCAAGGAAATTTAGGTTACACAGGTTCTCAAGGTATTCAAGGAGATTTAGGTTACACAGGATCAAAAGGCGATATAGGATATTCTGGTTCACAAGGTGTAATTGGTTATACAGGATCAAAAGGTGATATCGGTTACACAGGTTCAAAAGGCGATATTGGTTACACAGGATCACAAGGTGATTTAGGTTACACTGGATCTGCCGGTGTTGATGGCGATACATATCACACATTAGCAACAGGTTCATTTACATTAGGAACTTCAGGTAACGATTCTGTTACTTTAACTACAACTAATGTTGATTATTCTCCAGGACAAAGTATTATTCTTGCCGCTACTGCAAATGCAGGTTCTCATCAACATGCAACTGTAATTTCTTATGTACAAAATACAGGTGTTCTAACATTTAATAAAGATACAAAAACAGGAACAGGAACTTACTCCGCTTGGGAAGTTAATTTAGATGGTGCTATAGGTATTCAAGGTTACACAGGATCAAGTGGTTACACAGGTTCACAAGGCGTAATTGGTTATACAGGATCACAAGGTGATTTTGGTTACACAGGATCAAAAGGTGATATCGGTTATTCTGGTTCACAAGGCGTAATTGGATTTACAGGTTCTCAAGGTATTCAAGGTGTAATTGGTTACACTGGTTCAAAAGGCGATCAAGGAAATTTAGGTTATACAGGATCAAAAGGCGATCAAGGAAATCAAGGTAACATAGGTTACACTGGTTCACAAGGTATTCAAGGTGTAATAGGATATTCTGGTTCGCAAGGTATTCAAGGTGTAGATGGTTACACAGGATCGCAAGGTATTCAAGGTGTAATTGGTTACACAGGTTCAAAAGG